GTAATGACCTGCGTTCAGCTAGAAGATCATTAAACATAATGCTTCAAGAATGGGACAACAGAGGTATTCATTTTTGGCAAGTTAGAGAACATGCATTTAGTTTAGTTAATGGTCAAAACGAATATGTGATTTTTAGATCACCAAGCGATGGTGCATCAGACGGAATTACAACTACTTTAACATCTGCTATTATCGCAACGACTTTAACTATTCCTGTTGCTTCTGTGGCCCAGATGCCTGCTTCAGGTAAAATAAAAATCAATAACGAAATAATTCAATACAGTTCTATTTCAGGAAATAATTTAATTGTTGCTTCAACAGCTGATAGAGGAATTGATGACACAACAGCTGCTAGTCATGCACAAAATGATTCTGTAAATAATTTTGTAAATATGGCTTCAGACATTTTAGAATCTAGTTATAGAAGATCTACAAATGTAGATTCACCTTTAGCTAAAGTAAATAGATCTCAGTATTCAGCTTTTTCAAATAAGACAGCTACAGGTCAACCTTCTAATTATTGGGTACAAAGATTTATAGATAAAGTAACAGTCACTTTATATTTAACTCCAGGTTCAGATCAAGTTGGTGACTTTATGTTTTTCTATTATTTACAAAGATTACAAGATGCAGGTAAATATACTAACGAAGCAGATGTAGTTAATAGATTTGTACCTTGTATGTGTGCAGGTTTAGCTTACTATGTATCACAAAAGAAAGCTCCTCAACGAACACAAGAAATGAAATTACTCTACGAAGATGAATTACAAAGAGCATTAGCTGAAGACGGTTCATCTGCTAGTGTTTACATATCACCTAAAACTTATTATCCGGAGATCTAATGGCAAAGTTTGCAAAAGGGAAACACGCTTTAGCAATCTCTGACCGAAGCGGACTAGCTTTTCCGTGGAGAGAAATGGTTACAGAATGGAATGGTGCGTTTGTACATTACTCAGAGTTTGAACGTAAGCAACCTCAATTAGAACCAACACCTTTTATTGCTGATCCACAAGGTTTAGCAAAAGCAAGACCTGCAAGAACAGAATTTGGAACTACAGATTTTTTACCTCTTAATCCTTTTACTACAGCTTCAAGTTCAACTTTAGTAACTGTATTAGAACCTAACAGTGCAAGAGTAAATAATGACATCGTAAGATTTCAAGCAATTAAATCTCAAACTGTTGGTGGTGTAGCAAAATCTACATTAGAACTAACCACAACTTTAGCTTCAAACATAACTGCAACTGACACAACTATTTCATTAACAGATGCTTCAGCTTTTCCTACAGCAGGATTTTTTATGATTGAAAAAGTAGATGTATCAGATGATGGAGATTCTTATTTTAACAATGAAGTTATTCAATACAGTGGTAAATCAAGTAATGATTTAACAGGATGTGTTAGAGGAACTAACTCACAATTTAGAGGAGTCTTACCCAAAAACACAACTGCCAGCGCTCATAATTCAGGTGCAATTATTGTTGGCGGTTATTCAATAACTATGATACAAACAACTCAACAACAAGCAGGCCAACCTTCTACAATAACTTTAGAAAATAGTTATACGTTTAACTTGGTTTCAAATGCTTCGAGTACAGAAACAGGAGGAGGTATTCAAGTCTTAGCTGGACCACTGGATACTAAACAAGGATGACATACGACGAACTAAAAACAAAAATTAGAAATTATACAGAAGTCGGATCAACAGTATTATCTGACACTATTTTAGATGGTATTATTCTTGATGCTGAATTTAGAATATTTAGAGATGTAGATTCTGACAATAATAGAAAATATGTAACCGCAAATTTAATAGCTTCTACAAGATTTATTGACGCTCCTACAGATGCTTTAATTATTAGATCTGCTCAAATTGTAGACTCTGAGTTAGCTGATGGAAATACTAATCAAGACAGAGAATTTTTACAGTGGAGAGACACAAGTTTTATGTCTGAATTTAACCCAACTGCTGTTACTGGAGTACCAAAATATTATAGCTGGTGGGATGAAACTAGAATTATTGTAGCTCCTACACCTGATCAAACTTATATAATTCAGTTAAATTATATCTTGAAAGATCCCGGATTATCGAGTACAAATACAACAACATATATAAGTACAAACTTTCCCAATGGACTTCTGTATGCATGCCTTGTCGAGGCTTATGGTTTTCTAAAAGGGCCACAAGACCTCTTGCAATTATACGAACAAAAGTATAAACAAGTGGTAGAAGGCTTCTCTATTGAACAAATGGGAAGAAGAAGACGAGATGAATATCAAAGTGGTGTTCCTCGTATAGGTAAATAGGAGAATAAATTATGGCTATAACACAAGCGATTGCAAACAACTTTAAAAAATTACTACTAGAGGGTGACTCTAATTTTAAGCAAACTGGTGGTGATAAATATAAGTTAGCTCTTTATACTTCTTCAGCTACTCTTAACTCAGCAACAACTTCATTCACAACAGGTAACGAAGTTACTTCATCAAACTACTCATCTGGTGGTGGAGCACTTGTAAACAATCCTACTTCTTTAACAGCAGGTGTTGCAAGAGCAGATTTTGCTGACCTGTCGTTTCAAAACGTTACGTTGACAGCAAGAGGAGCTTTAATTTATAACACATCATCTGCGACTACTAATTCTGCAGTTTGTGTTTTAGATTTCGGAGGAGATAAAACAGCTACAGCAGGTACGTTTACAGTTCAGTTTCCAGCACCGACATCAACAGCAGCGATTTTAAGAATCTCTGGTTAATTAGGAGGTAAACTCCTATGGCAGGATGGAATGTTCAAACATGGGGTCTAGGTACATGGGGATTATTAGGTGATGTTGATGTTTCTGTAACTGGACAAGCTCTATCTTGTTCATTAGGAAATGAATCTATATCTACAGACGTTACTTCTATTCCTACTGGAATTTCTCTTACCACATCTCTTGGAAACGAATCCGTACAAGTTAATCAAGAAGTATCTATTACGGGTGCACCTCTTATAACTGCGGTTTTAGGAACAGCTGATGCAAGTCCTGATGCAATGGCTACTGGTATCGGAGCTACTATGGGTCTTGGTACCGTAGAAGCATTTAATACAACTGGTTGGGGTAGATTAGGATGGGGAGTTAATTCATGGGGTATACCTGGAATTAATGAAACTGTTATTCCTACAGGCATAGCTATGACAGCTGCTTTAGGAACTGGTTCAGAAGCTAAAGGATCAGCTACTGTACTTGCAAATACTTTGAACGTTGCTCAAATAACTTTAGGTATTGTAGATCCTGCACCTGATGCAATGATCACAGGTAATGGAGCTATTTTATCTTTAGGCACAGCAACAATGAAAGGAGATGTTTTACCTGTTGCTACGGGTTTACCTTTAACAGCTGCTTTAGGAACTGGAACAATTGATTTAAATACACCTGTAGATGTTACAGGAATAGCATTAACAGCAGCATTAGGAAATGAAACTACATTCACTGACGTTACAACTACCTTTAATGGTTTTGGATTGACTACAACAGTAGGAAGTGGTAATGCTCTTATCTGGAACGAAATAAATACAGGTTCTGCTCCAATAGATCCTCCTGGATGGAGGGAAGTCGTTGCATAAAGAGTTTGACACTTTCTCTTTATTTTAATAAAATAAACGATATAAGGAATTTAATATGGCGAATTCAACATCAGCAAATTTAAAACTTACAGTACAAGCAACTGGGGAAAACTCAGGAACTTGGGGACAAATTACAAATACTAACCTTTTAATTTTAGAACAAGCGATCGGTGGTTTTACTACTTTTAATATTACTAACGCTGCTAGATCTTTAACTTTTACTAATGGTGCTTTATCAAATGGTAAAAATGAAGTTATTAAATTAACAGGAACTTTAGCTTCTAACTTAACAGTAAGTATTCCAAACTCACTTGAAAAAACTTATTTAGTTGAAGACGCGTGTAATCATGCTGGAAATACTTTAACTTTTAAAACTGCATCTGGAACAGGTGTATTATTATGTGAAGGAAATAATTACACATTATATTCTGATGGAACAAATGTTGTAAAACTTCATGAACAAAGAAATTGGAGAGCAGTATCAGCAGCAGAAACAGTTCAAGCTGGTGCTAAACTTTTAGTAAATACAAATGGTGGAGCAGTAACAATTACGCTCCCAGCTTCACCCGCTACAGGAGATGAAGTACATTTTGTAGATCAAGGTTATGATTTCAATACTAACGCATTGACTGTTGGTAGAAACTCTTCTAATATAGCTAATGCAGCATCTGATCTTGTAGTTAATACTCAAGGCGCAGCTTTTTCATTAGTATTCTCAGGAGATGCTACAACAGGATGGACTTACACGGAGAAATAATATGTCAAATTACGAAGCAACAAAATACGATTTTTCAGGAGCAAACCTTACAGGTATCGAGGGAATTCCTACAGCGACTATTGTGCCGTGGTCTTCTGCTTCAGTGCCAACAGGTTTTTTAGAATGTAATGGTCAAGCAGTTTCAAGATCAACTTATGCAGATTTATTTGCAATCGTAAGTACGACTTATGGATCTGGAGATGGTGCATCTACTTTTAATGTACCTAATTTAGCTGACAATGTAGCAGTTGGAAAATCTAACAACAAAGCTTTAGCATCAACTGGTGGAGCAAACACTGTAGCAAACTCAGGTAACGTAGGTGGTAGTACAGCTAATGCAACTTTATCAACTGCTCAACTAGCGTCGCATTCTCACACTTTTTATGCTGTGGCTGCTTTTAGTCCAGGTAATAATGCACCTAGAAGAGATGCAGACCAAAGTAGAGCCAACCATACTGGTGGAAGCGCAGGTTCAGGTTCTGGGCACTCTCACAATATGAGTGCAACTTTTTCTGGATCTTCAAACTCAGTTTTACAACCTTATTTAACAATTATTTATATTATTAAGACGTAGGAGAAAATATGGCAACTAACGCAAACTGGACAGTAATATTTGAAGATAAAAAAATTATTAATCAATCAGTAACAGATAATGGTCATTCAATAGGATACACTATTGAGGATGATTCTTTTTGGAATGATTCTAAATGGTCAAATATTTGGGCAATTCAATATAAAGATGACGATCATGATTATAATGATAGTGTTGAGTATCGAGATAATACACCTCATGCTACTTGGACAACTGCCGGGTTAGGTGAGTTTAGAAGTCAATTTGTAGACAAATGGGATGCTGTTCATTTAACTAATCTTCAAGCTGTTTGGGATAACGACACTCTAGGAACAAGAGATGCCGATGGTAATGTAACTTCAACAGAAACCGAAGCTGAAAAAATTTCTAGATTAGGTGCAAGACCTACTTCTTATAGTTCTTACTAGACATATTTATAATATCATATAATATCTCTATCAAATGATAGAAAGAAAAAATTCGATTAAGAATTTTATAGGAGTGTACGACAATTATATTACTGATATTGATTGTAATCAAGCTATAACTTTTTTTGAAGAACAAAATAATTTTAATAGAGCCATAAGCAGGCAAGCTTTTGAAAGTGCTCCGGTGTTTAATAAAAAAGATAATCAGTATTTTGCAAATCAAGGTAACACAGATGTGTGGGTTGAAACTATAAAACCTTTAGTTTTTAATTTTGATCAAGCATTAAAACATTATGAAAGAGAAACAGGTATAAAAGAAGTTTATGGAGATGATGATTTTAAATACACCACTATGAAAATTCAAAAAACTGTTCCTAAAGGTGGTTATCATGTCTGGCACATAGAACACAATAAAGGATTAGATAATTCAAATAGGGCGTTAGCATGGCTCATTTATTTAAATGATATTGAAGAGGGCGGTGAAACAGAATTTTTAAACCAATCTATGAGAGTACAACCAAAAAAAGGTAGAATTGTTATGTGGCCAGCTGCTTTTCCATATGTTCATAGAGGAAACCCTCCTTTAAAAGAAGAAAAATATATACTAACATCATGGATGACTATTTAAATGATAGTAGATAGAAATTTTCAAAAATTAAAAATACCTTTAAAAAACATACCTTTATGTAATATGCCTGCAGTAAAAGTAGAGCATGGTTTTGATATAATATTAAGCTGGGAAGAAATAGTAAAAACAGTTAACAAAACTCTTATTAATGGTGAAATGATAACTTCTCTTGAGAGAGAGGGTTATGTTCCTGGTCATAGTAATGCACTTAACTATCAAGCTAAAAGAATTAATTTACCAAAACTTTTACCAATTCAACAAACTTTAAAAAATTTATTTCCAAAACAACACCATGAAGTTGACTTATATGGTTGTTATGTAAATAGCGCAGGTGGTTTTAAATTACATAAAGATACAGAATCTACTATTTTACATATTCAACAAGGTGAGGCTATTATTAATGTGGTTACAGGAGAGATGAGTTACGTTTTTGATATGAAACAAAACGATATGATTTATATCGAAAAAGGAGTTTTTCATTCAGTAATAGGTCTTACCCCAAGATTTTTAACTTCTTATGGAATATTTTATGACAGATAAAAAATTAGATATCTTATCTGTAGATTTTGATTGGATTGAAAATTCAAGACAACAAGAAGAATTATTAACTTTTTTAATACCTTTAATATACGATCATAAAGATATTACCATGGCATACATGCATGAAAAAATATTTTCACTTATTAGTCATGGATATGATGAGTACAATATAATTAATATAGATCACCACCATGACTTTTGTTATAGAGAAATGAATGTTTTAAACGAAGGAAATTGGTTATTTCATGCTTGTAATGTATTTAAAAATAAAATTAATTACACGTGGATTTCTAACCCTACCTCTGAACATAAATACTACATGCAATACAAAGAATTTGATAATTTAAAATCGTATACTTTTGATCACAACATTAATTATATAAAACAAAAAAAGTTTGATAAAATTTTTATGTGTTGTAGTCCTAGTACTACTACGTCACCCGAAGCTATTACAGCTTACAAAATTGCAGAAAAATTAGTAACGTTAAAAATTTAAATGATAACAAAAATAAATACGGATATTCCAAATAAAACTAACATAAGGATTATTGAAATCTTAAGTTGTGCAGGGGGATGGACTTTTGGAGTAGACAATAAAAAATTTAATTTACTAAGCCATAAAGACTCTGGTTTTATGTTGAACACATATAAAGAAGATCAAATTAATGCCCATGATATATTAAATTGTTTAGCTAATTTAATTTACGATGTGGTGGAAAGTAAATGTTTTTTTACATTTAAAAAAATATGCAGGGTGTATTGGAATTGGTATCACCCAGGAAGCTTAATGCAGTTTCACGATGACAGTAAATTAGATAATAAATACAGTATACTATATAATCTACATAACAATGATGGTGGCACAGAATTTAAAATTAATGATAAGTTAAAATTTTTTAAATCAAATGAATCGGAAGCTATTTTGTTTCCTAGTAAAATAGAGCATAGGGGAATAGCACCTAAAGTAAATCCAAATAGATTTTGTTTAAATATAACGTTAGAAATTTAAATATATTTATATTCTTTTATAAATATGGTGGAGGTTATTCTTTTAATTGTTTTATCTTTAAAAACATTAGGACTATGAATTATGTTAGAAGAAAATAAAACAGCTCTGTTTTCTCGAAAACCAACATGAATATCTATTTCTTTTTCATCATAAAATACAATACCATTGTTTACAGCTTTATCTCCATAAATCATTAAAAATAAATTTAATTTTGATTGCGGATCTGTGTGTGGAATAAAATTATTTAAATCTCTTATATCTATTGAGCTGTCTTCACTTATACCCTCTATTTGTATTTTAAATTTTTCTTTAGTTGTATCTTTAAAGATATCAATTAACTCTTCATCATTATCTATATTACATCGAAGACCATAGTATTCACCATGACCATTGTAAGAAGGATTAAATTGTAAACCTTGTTTAGCAAAATTTTGTAATTTATTAAAATTACTTTTTTCTAAAAAATTATTCATTATTTTTATCATAAGCATACCTGGAGTTAGGACCATTTTTATTTACATAGTGAAAAAATACTTGAGCCATACCTTCACCTTTATATATAGAAGGTCTGAAATGTTCTTCCTTACATCCGTTATATAAAACTGCATCACCTTCTTCTATTTCTATAGATTTTTTATTTATAACAATTGGCCACTTGTCATATTTTTTTATACAGGCTGTAACAGATATCTCACAAGCAGGTCTGTCTGTGTGTTTAGTTAGGGTAGCACCAAATATATAATATCTCCAATAAGCGTACGTAGGAAAAAGATCAAAGCAAGAATGTTTTTCTACCATGTGTAGTTTAGTTTCAAGAAAAGAAGACATTAAACAATCATTGTACCAAGCAGGGGAAAATGATTGAGGATCAATAGTGTAATCCTTGTTTTCATCTAATTTATTGTAACAATATTTTTGAAGTATTATTAATTCTTCCGGTGAAAAAAATTTTTTAATTATTGAAGCCATGCTACTATACTATATCTAGTCCCTTTTGTGATAGGTTCAATACTGTGGGGATACATAAAATTACTAGGAAAAAATACAATTGATTTTTCTGTAAGTTCTATTTTTTTTACTTCTTGTTTTCCTTGATCGGTAAAAATTAAATCTCCTCCTTCATAGTCATTATTTAAATTAATAATAACACTTAATGATCTTGGAGAATTGGTATGGTAATCAGTGTGGACTTCGTATTTGCCTCCTACAGAATATTTTAATAAATCTATTTGATTTATTTTTAAATTATTTATCATAGGAAATTTAACCTTATAAAAAATATACAGTCGTTCAATTTCTTTTTTTATATAATTCCAATAAAACATGTTGGTGGGAGTGTTTAAATTTAAGTGATAACCTTTTACGTTTCTAACCGCTGTATCAACAGTATTAGTAATAGCTAAATTACAACCTGCTTTATGATTTGTAAGATCCATTATTTTTTTACTGAAAGAAGGCTCTACTACATTTTTTATTTCAACAATTGCTTCTAAATGGTCCATAATTATGTTACTTTCATTCTCTATAAAACTGTTATATATTGGATTATATGCTACAAAAATTAAATTTCAAGCCTGGTTTCAATAAGCAAGATACAGAGTCTGGTGCCGAAGGGCAGTGGACAGACGGAGATTTTGTAAGATTTAGATATGGATTACCTGAAAAGATAGGCGGTTGGAATCAATTAACAGCTGCATCACTAACTTTACCAGGGGCTGCTAGAAAACAACACGCTTTTACTTCTTTTGCAGGTGAAAAATATACAGCTATTGGAACGTCGCAAGGTTTGTTTTTATATTATGGTAATGATTTTTTTGACATTACTCCATTAGATACAGCTATTACAGGATGTACATTAACAACTGTTAATGGTTCAAATGTTTTACAAGTTAATAAAGGATCACATGGTTTAAAAGTTGGAAGATATGTGACTCTATCAGGTGTGACTGTTACAGGAGCATCAGATTTTACAACTGCAGAATTAGAAGTATCTTATGAAATTTTAACGGTTGCAACTGTGGATAAATTTACAGTGCAAGCTGTAAGAGCGGAAGGAGGAACTGGTATGACTGCAGCTGGAGCTGCAACTGTAAACCCTTACGTTGAAGTTGGACCAACTATTCAAACTTCGGGTTATGGATGGGGAACCTCTACTTGGGGAGACTCTACTTGGGGCACTGAACGAGCAACAACTAGTGTAACTCTTGATCCAGGAAACTGGAGCCTTGATAACTTTGGTGAAGTTCTTGTGGCGACTATATTTAATGGTAAGACTTTTACTTGGAATGCTGGAGCTACAACACCTAGAGGTATAAGAGCTTCACAATCAACAACTAATTTTAATACAACAAACAATCCAACGGCTACTAGGATTTCTATTGTATCAGACAGAGACAGACATGTGTTCCATCTTGGAACAGAAACAACTATAGGTGATACTACAACACAAGATCCTATGTTTGTAAGATTTTCAAACCAAGAAGATTTAAACACATATGCTCCGACAGCAACTAACACTGCGGGAACTTTTAGATTGGATACCGGTAATCAGATTAAAGCAGCTATACAAGGTAAAGATTATATCTTTGTAGCAACTGATCTTGCAGCTTATGTAATTCAATTTGTTGGTCCACCTTTTACTTTTTCTGTTAGACAAGTAGGTACCAACTGTGGATGTATTGGTCAAAACGCTATGTCTTATGCGAATGGTGCTGTTTGGTGGATGTCAGCGGAAGGTGGATTTTTTGCATACGATGGTACAGTTAAATCATTACCATCACTTGTAGAAGATTTTGTATTTAGCACAGACGGAGATAACTTAGGTATTAATTTAAACTCAAGAGATGTTATTTATTCTTCACCTAATACTTTATACACAGAAATAAATTGGTTTTATCCGAAAGATGGATCTGATCAAATTGATAGATGTGTGACTTATAATTACTCAGAAAATGTTTGGACAACTTCATCATTAGCTAGAACTACATACACAGATCAAGGGGTATTTAATGCTCCTTACGCAACTGATTATGTAGACAATGGTACCCCTGTATTTCCTGATATATTAGGTATTACCAATAAGTATGGAGCCAGTATTTATTATGCTCATGAAGTAGGAACCGATCAAGTTAACAGCTCAGGTACCACTTCTATTGATGCATTTATTAGATCTGGAGATTGGGATATTACTTCACGTAGGAGCGCCTTGGGTCAGGCAACAGGGGTTGCAGATTATAGAGGTGATGGAGAATTCTTTATGTCAGTCAAACGATTTATACCTGATTTTAAATATCAAACAGGTAATGCTCAAGTAACTTTATTTGTAAGTAGCTATCCAGACGATGTAGCTGTTAGCTCACCACTTGGACCCTTTACAATAACTTCTACGACTGATAAGGTAGATACAAGAGCTCGAGGCAGATTAGTTTCTGTACAAATAGCCAACACAGCGGTAGGTGAGTCATGGAGATATGGCACACTTAGATTAGATGCACAACCAGACGGTAGAAGATAATGGCAGTATATTTTGATGAAAATGGAAATTTAGTAGACACAGAGATAAATGAAAGCTCTAATGTTTTCATGCAAGATCCTACTCAAAATTTTTATCCTCAAATGAATTTAAGTCCTACTCAAGATTTTTATCCACCACAAATGGATATTAGTCCTACTCAAGATTTTTACCAACCAAAAGAATTTGTTAACGCTCCACAAAATTTTTATCCACCTAATTTAACTTCAACAAAAGGTTTACCAACTTTAGATTTACAAAGTTTACCTGCAAATATGGGTGTAGCTAACGAAGAAGATGTGGAACAAGTAGATTCATTAACAGGTGAAAAAAAGTCAGGTGGTATAGCAGATTTATTTAAAGCACTAATTGGTTTTGCAGTGCCTGGTGCTAATTTCTTTTTAAACAAAGGACGGGGTGCAATAGATGGAATTAAAAGTTTAAATCAAAAAATACAACAATCAGATTTTGGTAGATCTAGAACTTTAGCTGATTACTTTGATGCTAGAAGTTATGGTGGCAGAGACGCAAGAGATAGAGCAGCTTCACAAAACATGAGAGAAGCTAGAGCTATTCAAAGACAAGTTGATATGAGACCATCAGCTAATCAAACTAATCAAGATAGAGGAAGAGGAAACAGACCTGGTGGAGCTAACTATTCAGCTCCTTCTAAATCATCTAGATCATCTGGTTTTAGTTCAAGCGCAAGAGGAAGAGCTTTACATGGCTAAGTTAACTAATTACATACCTGAACCAAAAGAAGAATACGATGTAAATAATCAAAGACAGATTATGGAGTCTTTAAATACAATGAAACAACAACTTAATTTTTCTTTTCAACAAGACTTAAAAAACGAACAAGACGCTTTTAATTACTTTTTATCATGAGTATACAATATAAAAATGCATCTAAGATATTAGATGGAACAGCTATGACAACTGTTCTGACTATAGCTACATCAGCTGTAGCTATTATAAAATCTGTATATGTATCTAATAACAGTACAGGAGCTGTGTTAGTTAATTGTGATTTAAGAGATTCATCTGCTAGCACAGATGTAGAATTTTTTAGAAAGGATGTACCTGCTTCAAGTACAGTTAACGCTACAGAACAGGGGTTGAATTTAGAAGCAGGAGATGCTATAAAAGCGCAAGCAGAAACAGCTAACAAACTTGAAGTAGTAGTTAGTTATGCGCTTATAAACAGAGAGAATGAAAACGGATAATATACATAAGATCGATTGTACAACTATAACAATTTATAGAAATACAAAGACAGGTGAAACTTCTAAAGAAAAAATAGAAGGACCAGATATTGTCACTGATATAACAGTGCAGGTATCACCAAAAGGTTTAGATGTATTCCAGAAAGTAATGAACAATGATAATAAGAAACCAAAACCCTAAGGGTGGAACAGAGTTACAATTCAACTATTTAGAAGAGTATGTTGATAAAAAATTATTAGATCAAGTACAGATTACAACTTCTGTGCCAGAAAAAATTCCATTACACCCAAACAAAGTAAATATACTTTGGCAAAAAAATTCATATGACCAACCTAATTTAGCTCCTTGGTTTCAAGAAAAATCTAATCATCACAAGTATGATTGGTATGTATTTAATTCTCATTGGACCTTTGAAAAATTTAGAATGATGTTTGGTTTACCTGCAGAAAAATGTTTGGTAATTAAAAATGGTGTAGATAAAATACAAAAAGCAAAGCCTTATAAAAAAGGTGACCCTATTAAAATAATTCATCAAAACACACCTTGGAGAGGATTATCTGTTTTATTAGGTGCAATGCAATTAGTTAAGAACCCATTAATTACTTTAGATGTATATTCATCAACTGAGGTATATGGAAAACAATTCTTTGATCAAAATGATCATGAATATACAGAACTATATGAACAAGCAAGACAACTACCTAACGTAAACTACATAGGCTATAAACCAAATAGTTTTATAAAAAGTAATATGCATAAATATAATATGTATGCATATCCAAGTATCTTTGAAGAAACATCTTGTATATCTTTATTAGAATGTATGGCCGGTGGATTATATTGTGTTACAACTAATCTTGGTGCTTTGTTTGAAACAGGTGCTGAATTTCCTATGTATATACCTTTTGATAATAATTTAAGAAGGTTATCAATGAAATTTGCTTCTGCAATAGAAGCTTCAGCAAATATATTACATGAAGAAACTATACATAAACATTTAGAAACTCAGTCTGATTATGTTAATGCTTATTACAATTGGAATAAAATAGGCACATCATGGACAAGATTTTTAGCAGGAGCAGTTAGTGCCAAGACTAAGTAATACACCTATCTGGTTTGAAGAAGATAAAAAAACAGAGGCTAGTAATGATACTTATCAAACTGTAAAAACTAATAAAGTTGAAGGAGATAGTAATGTGATTGAAATAAATGTAGGTGGTGAAGGTGGTAGATCTCCGTATAAAATAATGGTTTGTACTCCTTGTCATAGCGACGTATCTATGCATTATTGTCAAGCTGTTTTAAAATTTCAACAAGAATGTTTACAAAGAAATATATTAGTTAGTTTTACTTTGTTAAAATCTTCTTTAGTTACACAAGGTAGAAATTTAAGTGTAGCAGAATTTTTAAATCATGAACATAAATACACTCATTTATTATTTATAGACTCTGATATTGACTTTAGTTTTTCCACTATTGAAAAAATGTTAAAAGCTGACAAAGATGTTATTGCATGTCCTTATCCAATGAAAATGATGGATTGGGATAAAGTATGGAGAAGAGTTAATAATAAAGAGGATGCCATTACTTCTGCAGAAGACATGTCAAGAGCAGGTTTTACTTATCCAATTAAAGTAGAAGATCAATACAACATTATAGCTGATAAAGGTATTATAGAAGTAACTCATGCACCTACTGGATGTATGTTAATAAAAAGACATGTTATTGAAGACATGATTAAGAATCACCCTGAATTAGAGATATATCAACCTAGCTATATTAATGGTAAAGAAGAAAAGAAAGATAACTTTTATAACTTGTTTGACACATGGCATGATCTTAAAACTAAAAGATACTTTGGAGAAGACTTCGGTTTCTGTCAAAAATGGACAGATATGGGTGGTAAAGTACACATATATGTAATGGATACTATTACGCACGTTGGAGAGTTTTTATATCGTGGTCGTTTCTTTGACGATTTATACCAAGGTACACGCCCTGCAAAGAATGCCAAACCACTTGACGAAGATACAAAAATCAAATAAAGTGTAGTATTTTCAGGATATCTATGCCTGCTCAACAATATAAGTGTATTTAAATTATGGCAATATCAAGAATGCAAGAACCCAGACAATTATACGGACTAGGAAGTTTAGTTAAATCAATAGGTAAAACAGTTAAAAAAGTTGTTAAATCTGATTTAGGTAAAGCTGCCCTATTAGCAGCTGGTGGATATTATTTAGGTGGAGGTAGTCTTTTAGGAGCACAAAGAGCTGGTATGTCTGGATTTAAATTTGCAAATTTACCTGGATTTACTGGAGCTAAAAATTTACTGATGGGTAAACCATTAGGATTTAAAACAGCAGGAGATGCCGTAGCTAGAAGTGGTGGTATTTTGGATATAGGTAAAAAATTTCTTGGAAGCACTGCAGGTCAAGTAGGCATTGGTACAGTTTTAAGCGCACTTGCTGCTGGCGGCATGGACCAAGAAGAAATAACAGAGATTAAAAACGATCCAGAAAAATTAAGAATGTATTTAAAAGATTATTACAGTAAAACAAATCCAGATGCATCAGGTGCTGAGATAGAAGAGTTTGTAAGAATTAATAGTGCTGTAGGTGGTAGAGTTGGTTTTGCTGATGGTAAAAATATGAAAATGGCTTCCATGGATGAAAATGAAAAAGAGTTGATGAGACTTGTAGAAGAGTTTATGGAGAGAGGTTTTAGTCAGCAAGAAGCAATTGAAGAAGCTAAAGATACACTTGAAAGAAAATCTATAGCTGTAGGTGGTAGAGTTGGTTTAGAATCTGGTACACCTAAAAAAGGATTAGAGTCTTTAACAAAAGAAGATATGGAAAAATTTATATTAAAAATGCCTGGTAAAATTGAATATGATAAAGATGGTAATCCTATAAAACGTGAAATTCCAAAAATAAAAGGGCCTTATAAATATGATCCAGACAGAGAAATACCAACACGTCTTTTAAGAAACAAATCAGCTATGGGTGGATTACAATCTATGCCTATGGGTCAAATGAGAAGAAATAAAGCTGGTACTATAGAACGAGATTATAGAGAAACTGGTGGATTTGTACCAGTTGGTATAAAAGAAAAAGCAGATGACGTACCTGCTATGTTAAGTAAAAACGAATTTGTAATGACAGCAGATGCTGTTAGAGGAATAGGTGATGGCAACATTGAAAAAGGTGCCCAAAGATTATATGATCAAATGAAACAAGCAGAAAAGAGAGTAGTATAATGGCAGAAGTAACACAAACAAGGGTATTACCACCGGAGTTTATAGAAGCAGCAGGTAAAGTTTATTTAGGTGATCTTGCAAAAGCCACTGGTGGATATAAAACAGCTGATCTATCAAAAGCTTTTGGTGATCAATTTGTAGCCGGTCAAAATCAATTACAAAAAGATGCACAAGCATTAGCCCAATCAGGTATAGGTGCATATCAACCTTTTTTAAATCAAGCTGCAGCTGCACAAACAACAGCTGGTGGTTTAACAGGACCTCAAGCTTACCAACAGTTTATGTCTCCATACCAACAAGATGTTATTAGTGAGACGTTAAGAGAATTTGATGTGCAAGCACAAAAAGGAATTCCAAGTATTGCAGCTCAAGCTGTAAGTAAAGGTGTTCTTGGTGGAGGTCGTGAAGGAGTTATGAGATCAGAGTATCAGACAACAAGCGACAGGAACCGAGCAGCATTACAAGCACAATTATTAGCTCAAGGTTTTGGTCAAGCTCAACAAGCTGCTCAACAAGCATTCATGAATCAACAAACTTTAGGTAACCAACAATTAAATTTAGCTGGTCAGCAACAAGCTTTCTTAGGTCAAGATGTTGGAGCTTTATCAACTCTTGGTGCACAGAACCAAGCTCAACAACAAGCAGAATTAGCGGCACAACAACAGTTAGCTCAACAACAGTTACAACAACCTTTAACAGCTGCACAGCAGTATGGTCAAGGTGTTACAAGTTTGATAGCTGGATACCCAGGTCAAACAACTCAAGTTACTGCACCTAGTCCTAGTCCTATAATGACAGCAATAGGAGCTGGTGGAACATTAGCTGGTATATACAGAGCATTTAATCAACCCTATTCAAAAAACCCGGTTAGTTAAATATGAGAACTTTTAGAAGACCTATGTTTAGAAAAGGCGGTAATGTCGGCGATGGCATTATGACTGGTATTGTAGATAGAACACAAGCTGCTAATGGTTTTTTACCGGGATCTACTGCAGAAATGAAAGGTGCTTCTGGAGTTACTGAAGAAGGTATAGACCTTGCTAATCCATTACCAACAGTTAGTGAATTCAAACCTATGGTATATGAAAATATGGACATAGATGCATTGGTTGGTACACCAAAAACTCAAGCTGAATATATAGAAGAACTTAGAGCAGGGGCTGGTGATTACGGGGGAATGGATCCTTTAACAAGTTTTTTACTTACTGCTGGACCAAGCGTTGCAGGAGCTAAAAGTTTTGCTGATGCAGTAAACAGATTACAACCAGCTACTCAACAATTAATAAAAGGTGCTGATGCAAAAGCTAAATATAATAGAGATCTTAGAATGGCAGCAACTAAACTTGCATTAGGGGCAGAGGAAAAAGCAGAAGATAAAAGATTTAAATTAAATCTACAAGACATGGATCAAGAAAATCAAGTTAAATTTTTAAATGATCAAAGATCTTATGCTAGATTAGAAAAACAAGACAAACGAGATTACGATGAAGCCGTAACAGCTAAAGCTAGAGCTTATCAAAAATTAGATGATCAACAAAAAAAAGAATACGAAGAGAGATTAATTAAAGAAGGTAGAGCTTTTGAACTAGAACAAATTAAGAGAAAAGAAGACTTTGAAATGGATAAACTAGAGAAAACACAAAAATTTCAAAAAGAACTTTATGATTTAGAAAAAGAAGAAGCTAAAAAATACACTGAAAAAGATTTTATAGAAGTCTATGAAGGTGATACTTTACAAGCTAAAAATAGAGCTGAGTTTGAGAATGAAAAATTAAAAACTAAAATTTTAGAAAAATTTGGATCTCAGTTTGATGGATTCTTAAACGGACCTAATGATCCTCAAGAATCTACATTGATTAAAAAAGGAAACAATAAAAAAGTTGGTAAAG